CACAGGTGGCATCAGCGTAAGATTTACTGGCATCGGCGAATTTGATGGCAATAGTACATCAGCATTAAGATTCTGGAACGCAGAAGGTCGTCACTCCTCAGGCAATGACCCTACAGAATTAGTAACATTGGATGTGGGCAATGACGCAACCGATGGAGACCCCACAGAAGGTTTTCTCAAGATCATTACAGAAAAAGAAACAGGTAGCAACAAAGAGTGGAAGTTTGATGCCAACGGTGTACTACACTTGCCTACAAGTGGAGACATTGTAGACAGCGAAGGCAACTCAGTGTTAAGTGGTATGGCCAACAATAATATTTGGGTACAGACATTTGTGTCCAGTACTCCCGAAACAGATTTCCCACAAATCGCAACCAGTGTAGAATATGACAGTGACGGCAATGTCATTGCTCTGTTCAGTCATAGCCTGCCTGATATTGGTGAGTCTGGCGGCAGATATTTCTCAGTGGGCAAATACACTGACACTGGTACTAAATTATGGACAGCAAGATTTGCCGACGATCTTGAAACAGACGGTTGGGGCTTGGCCGTTGACAATGCTGATGGTTGGATTTATGTCGCAGGACAAACTGGCGGAGACGTTTACACCTATGACTTATCTACCTTGACTAAAATTGATAGTAGTGACGGTAGCGTGGTGTGGAGTAAAATTTATGACTTTGGTTTTGCCAGTTCAAGTCCTGTAGTTGATGTGGACAGTGATGGCAATCCTGTTATGGTTGGCTGGGCTAACAACGGAACTGATAGTTATCTAACAGTTACTAAGATTGACAAAACCAACGGTAACGTTACATGGACAAGAAAATTAGACGGGCAGACTAACGAACAGGCCTATGGTATGGCAGTGGGTCCTACTGGTGAGATAGTGGCTGTTGGTACTGTGGATAATCTTAACTATCCAGAACCATATCGCACGATTGTTACTCTAACTGCTACTCCCGCTAGCGATCCAGACTGGACTACTGATATACTAGGAGCAACTGTTGGCGGTTTAACTTATGATGTTACCTTCACTGACGGCGTTCCTACATTTAGCAATATTGTTGATACAGATGGCAATCGCTACGAGGGCGACTTGATTGGTACTTTTAATGCTAGTCAGTTAGGATCTGGATCCACTAACATGGAAATTAGAGTAGGAACAACTACTGGCGAAGACATGTCCGACCGTATGGTAGTGGTCAAATATGCCAGTGACGGAACTATTGCTTGGCAAAAGGCCATACAGTTTGACGCGGACTATGACTGCTCAGGAGCAGATGCTGACATTGACAGCAATGGCAATATCTACATTTGCGGACAATTTGACATTACCGGCGGCCCTTTTCCTGGTACTGGTATAGCCTTGGTTAAATTTGACAGCACAGGTGTTAAACAGTGGAGCCGTCGTGTAACAGGCGACTGTATTTCAACCGCTACCAGTATAGTAGTTGGACCTGATGACAAACTTTATATATCAGGCGTTAATGGCGACGAGATTGCGGAGACGTTTACTTGGGTAGTGGCCAAATACAGTCTTGATGGTCTTGTAGAATGGCAACGATTTATTGAAAACACTGATAGTTGGACATTTGCTGGTGGGCTTTTTGGCCCAGAAAGTGGCGGCAGCAACATAGCAGTTAGACAGGGTTATGTGGCACTGGCAGGCGGATTTGGTAGTTTTGACCAGCAGGCTTATGCCGCTGTGCTACAAGTTTCAGACACGGGCAATGTGTTCGCAGCGGGCCCTTGGAGCGTTACAGTCGCAAACCTCAGCGGCACACTCAACGGCACAGCCAGTGACATTGGAGTAGTCAACGCCGATCTAACTGACTCAGACAATGCGTTAACTGTCAGTGCTGACTCAGTTACTCTTGAAACACAAGTCCTCGCCTTCCTCATAGGTACTTTATACACAGCACCTGGCGGCGACAACAGTTTAGTTAACGGTGTGTATTCCGTTGTTTTAGGCGATACTGGCACAGTGACATTGCCAGCAGGTGGTACTATCACTGAAGGATATGTTACCAGCAATCCTACAATTCAACTTACTCCAGCAAGCCCAGATGTGGCCAGTCAGAAGTTGGTGATCAAAGGCGGCGGAGGCTTTAATTATACCTATACTGACAATGGTATAAACATAAACTATTATAATAACACCGCTCTAGTTGGTGATACTCTTACTTTCTACATATATTCACCTACTTACGCTGACCAAACGCTCTACTGGTGGATCTATCCAGAGGGTGCTAACATATCAGATCCAGGATCAGGCACAGTAGTATTGACTGGCAGTAACGGCACTATTAGTTTTGAACTAGACAGTGATGACAATGAGTTTACTATTCGTGTGTCACCTGAAGAGAATAACTATGACCCTTCGAGTGTAGGTGTTGAAACAGGCTTGATCAACGCTGACGCACCTACTTTTAATGTTGAGCATCACCTACACTTGACCACAGGCGACTTGGAAGAAACCAGTATCTTCTTAGGCACTGACAATCACAATGTGCGTACTACCACTGATGGCGGTATTGAAATAAACACATTCCTATATCCAAGCGGTGATGGTAACGGCAAGTGGACTTTTGACTCCAATGGATTCCTAAACGCCCCTAACCAAAGAGTTATTAGGTTCTATGACGAGTATGGAGCATTCAATGGAGCAATAGGTGGAGACAATTTAGATCATGTGGTCTTTGCCGCTGGTGAAAATAAAGGTATAAAAGTTTTTACAGACGATGGGACCAAACTTTGGACATTTGGCACAGATGGTTCGTTAACTGTACCAGGCCATATACATAGTGAAGGCAACATCAATATTGATATCAACTTGAGTGACTCAACTCTGCGTAGATGGCAGTTTGGTGAGGATGGTGTTTTAAATGTTCCAGGAGGAATTGTAGTAGAGTACGAAGAAGATTTTACAATTTCTACATCCTATCTAGGATTGAGTAGTCCTCCTGGACCTGTAACAAACACTTTAACATTTGCTGCCAACGGTGATTTAACAGTTCCTGAACTAATATTAGGAACAGCTGACCTTACTCTTAGAGCCGCTGCTGGATACACCACAAGTATTGAAGCGGGAGTTGGTGGTACTATTGAAATTGGTTATCAAGGGGATCCACCTGCCAACATTTACATTGGAACTGCTACTACGGGATATACTACTACTGTTAGGATTGCAAGTGATCGAATAAGAATGTCAGCGGATGTGCCAACAAGTAGCAAAGGGCAATCTGGAGATGTTACAGGGCAGATTGCCTTTTCGTCAACCCATATCTATTACTGCACAGCGTCCTATGATGGCACCACTGACATTTGGAAGCGTGTGGAGCTAACAGGTGGCGTTTGGTAATATGCGAGCATTTGCTATAGTACTGAAAGAAAGTGAATTAGCACAGACAATCAGTGCCAAAGCTGTAGCTGCCGCTGCATTACACGGTGTTGCCTTAGAAATATATGATGCTGTACTGGGCTACAATAGCCGACCATTATTTGAAAAATACGGTATAGATAAGTTTTTAAACTATACCATAATAGACAAGCCCGGACATCAAGGTTGTTTCTTGAGCCACTTTGAACTGTGGCAGAAGTGTGTGAAATTAGACGAACCTGTCATTATCTTAGAACACGATGGCATCTTTATCCGAGATTTACCGGAAGATGTGTTAGATCATTTTGATGAAGTGTTGAGATTAGACTGCTTCCAGGCCTTTGTCAAGGACTACGATGAGAAGGTCAAGGCCAGTTTAGATCAGCCCATAGACTACTATCGCAGACCAGCGGACTATGAGTATCACAGCAGTGGTGGCTACTATGTTGGGGCTTATGGCTACATCATAAAACCACAGGCAGCACAGAAACTTATTGATCACGCACAACAAAGAGGTGTGGTCTGTACAGAAGCACATTTAGGGCTAAAGATAGTTGATATAGTATCTGTCACTGCCACAGTGGTTAGACTAGACAGCTATTATACAGAACAGAATCAAGATCAGTGGCAATTATATAGTACCACTAATGATCTTAGTTTGGCTGTAAAAGGTAGTAATTCATTAAGCAATCCAACATACATTAGCCCTAGAAAATATCGAGAACTTCACAGTAAATATACTAAAGAGAGTGTAACATGACTATACAAACAATTAATATCGGCAATGTGGCGACACCTGGTAATCAATAACAAATGACAATAATTTTAATCACATTACTACTAACACACATCACAATCATGTGTGTTACCTTGTATCTACATCGTTGTCAAGCGCACAGAAGTGTAGAATTTCATCCTGCGGTCAATCATTTTATGCGATTTTGGCTATGGCTTACAACTGGAATGACTACTAAAGCATGGGTAGCAGTACATAGAAAACATCATCAAACCACAGATGTTGAAGGCGATCCACACAGTCCACACGTATTTGGTATTAAACGATTACTACTAGGCGGATGGAGTTTGTACCACGAAGCAACTAAAGATCCTAACATGGTCATAAAGTACGGCATGGGCACTCCTAAAGATCGTATTGAAAAATTCTACACTAGATATCACCGCCACGGTATTCTTGTAATGTTAGTCATAGACTTGTTATTATTTGGGCCGTGGGGTTTTCTAGTGTGGGGTGTACAAATGATCTGGATTCCATTCTGGGCCGCTGGATTTATCAATGGCATTGGACACTGGTGGGGCTATCGCAACGGCGAAACTAAGGATCACAGTCGCAATGTCAGTCCTTGGGGTATATTAATTGGCGGTGAAGAGCTACACAACAATCATCATTTAGATCCAGCCAGCCCTAAATTAAGTAGAAAATGTTGGGAATTTGACATCGGCTGGTTTTATATACGAATTTTACAAATGCTCAGATTAGCAAAAACCAAAACCAGATAAATAAATTAAAGAGAATGACATGCCTATTACACTAGTAGATTTAGGAAATTTTGCAAACGACGGAACAGGTGACGATCTACGCACGGCTTTTGAAAAGGTAAATGGTAATTTTACTGCTTTAGACAATGTTACTATTTCTAATGCTACTAATTTAGGTGCAGGCGCTCCGGTATTTGCAGGAAAAGTTGGTAGTTTAGAAGTAGGTGATAATCTTACTTTTAGAAGTTTAAGTAGTGGTGCAAATATACAAATTGCCTACGATGGCTCTAGTATTACTATTGCATCAACAGCGACTTTTACTGGTCAAGTAAGCGATATTTCCAATCATAATTTACAAGATCTTGGTAACGTATCAGCAGTTACTCCAACCGTAGGTCAAGCATTAGTATGGCAAGGAGCTACATGGGGTCCTGGTAGCTCCTCTGAATCGGGCATAGACTTTAGTTTTCCGGACTTAGATGGATCGTTTACTAACCCTATACAATTTTTATTAGGGCAAACTGATTTAGATTTTGGTCCATTTATTATAACATCGTTTGATACAGAATTAAATTTAGATTTAGGAACATTTTAAGGTTTAGGAGAAACAAATGGCATTGAAATTAAGACAAGGGTTAGCTAGCGACAGACTAAGCATAACTCCTGCCAGCGGAGAATTAATTTATACTACTGACACTAAACAACTCTATGTAGGCGATGGATCTACAGCAGGAGGCAATAGTATCAGCGGTGCTATACCAGTTACTATCAATAGCTTATCCGATGTTGTTATTAACAGTGCCACTAATGGACAAGTATTAAAATTTGATGGTACGAATTGGATAAATGGCACTGACAATACTGGTGCAGGTTCAACAAATTTAGACGGTCTAACTGACGTAGTTATTACTAGTGCTACTACTGGTCAAATTTTAAAATATAACGGAACTAATTGGATTAATGCTGCTGAAACTGGTGGCGGCGGATCAATGACGTCTTTCAGCATTACTGGCGATGACAGCACTACTACTAGATCAATCACAGATGGTGAGACAATAAATTTCCTAGGCGGCGGATCAATAACTGTAAGCGTGACTGGTGGAGATCAAATACTTATTACCAACGACGAGCGTGTACAAGTAGGAACTGCTGGCTCAATTGCATTTTATCGTAATAACGCAAGCAACGTAGAAGGTACAGATACTGGTTCATTAAGTTTCGATGAGCCTACCGGTAAATTATTCTCTACTAGACTAGAAACTAATCTTATCTATACCGATAGTGCCATCTTACCTATCGTTAATAGAAGTGTGTCTAATCCGTTCGTTACTCTCGGTGGCACAATTGATTCAACTGAATATAGTACAAAACTATTAGTACAAAATGTAGATTTTGATCCTAATCTTACACATACTGTTTTTAAAAATGTATACGATACTCAATTTGTTAACGCTGCAATTTTTGCCAGATCTAGAGGAACGTTAGCCACAGAAACAGCAGTGCAAATTGGAGATTATCTAGGCACAATTATAATGTCAGGTAATGACGGCACTGTTCAACGAGGATCTACATTTATAACTACGCAAGTAGAAGCAGTAAGTTCAGGATATGTAAATGGTTCATTGGTCCTAGGAACTAATGATAATGTAGGAACTCCCCAACCTATAATTATATTAACTAGTAAAAAATATGCTACATTTGGTGGACCGATTACTGTTCCTCCTCAAGAATTAGATTTTTCTAGTGGTAATATTACACTAGCTTTCGATGACATCGCGTCCAATTATATGTATTCGACAGGTATGAGTACAAACAGAGATTTAACTTTGCCTAGTCCTTCTAGTACTATCTCAGGATTACGTATTTGTATTATCAATAAAGATGCTACTTGGGTAATAACTGCTAAGTACGGTTTAACAACAATTACAACAGTAAACGCTTTAGCTGTTAAAGAAATCTATTGCGACGGTACTGCTTGGAACGTCTTATACTAAGAAAGGATAATCCTATAAATATGTAATAATAGGATTATCTAATGTTAGATATTTGGACTGAACGATCAGGATATAATTTTGGCACTATCCCAGAAAGAACCGCTGTTAATATTTCATTACCTCTAATAAGCCCATTAGGGCCAGGAATTGAATACACTGTTATTTCTGGTCAGCTACCGCCAGGTCTGAGATTAGAAAATTCATCCATAGTAGGAACAGCTTTTGAAGTTCCGAGAGATACAGAATTTAAATTTGTCGTTAGAGCTAGATTAGGTACAGATTTCTCAGATAGAACTTTTTTTATCAATGTCACTGGTGCTGATATACCAGAATGGAATATTGCAGCAGGTGCACTTCCAGTAGGTCCTAATGATGCATATTATATTTTAGACAGTTCGTATATAGATTTTCAACTGTCCGTTACAGATACAGATACTGCTGCTGGACAAGAGTTAAAATATTTTATTCCTAGCGGTGGCGGCGAGCTACCTCCAGGATTAATTTTAACGGACAGTGGAAGAATTGTAGGTTGGGTACAACCGGTTTTAGCTCCTCCTTTAGCTAAGGGTAATGGCAGATTTGATAAACAACTGTTTGATGAGTATGCTTATGATTACGGATTAAGACCAACTAATGGCTATGACAGTTTTATTTTTGATTTGTTGACGTTTGATTTTGGAACTGAAAGTTTACCTCCAAGAAAATTAAATAGAAACTTTGAATTCAATGTCATAGTAACCGATGGAGACAGTCAATCTGCAAGAAAATTTAGAATCTTTGTAGTCGGAGATGATTTTTTTAGAGCAGACAACACTGTAACTACAGCAGGAAACAATACTTTTACCGCAGATATTACTTACGCAAGAGCACCTATTTGGACTACTCCTAATTTCTTAGGAACATTTAGAGCAAACAATTATAAGACATTTAAATTAGATACCTACGAAGCTCTTGTTGTAGGTCCTATTGTGTATTCTTTAGAAAGTGTAAATCCAGAAATTTTTGGTGTATCTTACACTACTAGCATGACCGAAAATAAAATTGGCACAAATAAATTAAGATTAAAAAATGTAAAGGGGATCCCCTTAGTAGGACATAAGATACAACTTTCAGAATACGTTGAAAATGCCAGCGCCACAGTTTATACAATTTCCAATGTTGTAAAAATATCAGAGACAGATTATTTGTTAACTATTGTTGGTAATTTTACTAGTACTATTCCAAATTTTACCAATTTGTATTTAGGTACAGATAGTATATTACCTCCTGGTATGTTATTTGATCCAACAACCAGCGAAGTATTTGGTGTTTTACCTTATCAAACTGCTATTACTAAAGATTATAAGTTTACCGTTAAGGCTACTCGATTCACAGAAAAAGGGGAAACTGCTAGCAGTAAGAGAATATTCACTGCTAGAATAATTGGAGAAATTGATTCAACTATCGTTTGGAACACTGACAGCAATTTAGGATCAATTGGTGCAAATTATGTTAGTACGTTAAGCATCAGTGCTACTACTACTTTTACACAATCTCCTGTATTATATTTCTTAATCAGCGGGCAACTACCACCTGGATTAACATTAAATTTTGACGGAGAAATAGTAGGTAAAGTAAATCAATTTGAAATTGATAATACTCCCGGATTAATACTGTTCGACGGAGGAGCATTAACTTTTGACGACGGTGAAACTACTATCGATAGATCTTATTCGTTCGAAGTCGAGGCAAGAGATGTGTTAGGATACAGTGCAGTTAGACGAACATTCACTATCAACATAGACACTCCTAATGACAGATTATTCAGTAACTTAATCGTAAAACCGTTTTTAAAAACAGATCAAAGAAATGTTTGGAAATCTTTCATTAATGATCCAGATATTTTTGAAAATAATTCAATTTATAGACCTAGTGATCCAAACTTTGGTATACAAAAAGATTTAAAAATGTTAGTGTATGCTGGTATCGAAACTAAAACAGCGGCAGAAGTTGTAGGCATGACTGGAAGAAATCATAAACCTAAAAGATTCAAATTAGGATCAATAAAAACTGCCATAGCTACAGTGCCGTATACAGATACCGTTGTTTATGAAGTAGTTTATCTAGAAGTGTTCGATCCACTAGAAATAGGAAAAAAATATTTGCCTACTCCGGTAGTAACTTCAAAACAATCTAGATTAATTACTGTAGATCAAAACAATCAATTTTACGCAGGACCATTTGATCAAAATACACCTAGTTTTTCCAGAGCTAATCCATTTCTAGCCACTGTGGATCGATCAGATGTTTTCGCCAGCGATCCCGAATCTTCATTAAAATTTGCCAGCAGTATTTCAATTTGGCGTAAAAGAATTAGAGAATTAGGATTAATAGACAGTAATTATTTGCCACTATGGATGCGCAGTATTCAACTTGGGCAAGTACAACCCCTCGGGTATATTACTGCTATTCCTATTTGCTATTGTAAACCTGGAAAATCCACTGATATATTATTAAGAATTAAAAATAGCGGATTTGATTTTAGCCAAATTGATTATACTATTGATAGATATATCATAGATGCAGTTACCGGATATAGTAAAGATAAATATATTGCTTTCAGAAACGACAGGACCACAATATCATGAGCTCAATAGTTTTTAGTACCATCGACGAAGAATTTCCAATAGCAGGAAAAGATAATAATAGTCAAGGATTTAGAGACAATTTTAACATCATAAAAAATGCATTATCTACTGCTAGAACTGAAATTGGAAATTTAGAATTAAACACAGCAAAAACCAACGATGACAACGATTTCAATGGAGTAATTATTGGAAATGCTGAAATTAGAAGATTATATCATTCTGTAGATAATCAACCTGGAGTATCAGGTGATGTTACGTTAGATACTCGAGATGCAGATTTGTTTAAACTTAGTTGTACTGGCAATGCTAATTTTATTTTAAGTCAATGGCCAGCCGATAATTTATATCGAAAAATATTTTTGCATATTAATACAACCAGCACAGAAGTTGATTTTACAGTAAATTTCACTTCGTCATCGCCTGGAGGATTAACTAGAAAAGAATCGTCTTTAACTCTTCCTTTCAGTACAGGTCTAGTTGTAGACGTTACACATATTTTTGAAGTTAGTACCCTAGACGGCGGCGACAATATTTTTGTAAAACATGTAGGAACCTTCTCTTAATGCATCCATTAGTAGACGATCTTGCCGATTTGAAAGATCCAGAATTAGAAAATAAAATTCTGGATCTTAGTAAAAAATATTGGCAAACAAGAAACTCGAATGTTCAACATCAAATTAGAATGTTATTAGATGTATATAATGACGAACTTCGAAATCGTAGATCAAAACTTTTACAACAACAATTAGAAAATCGAAATCAAGATCTTGACAAATTAATAAAAGTTAATTAAAATAACTTTATGAAAATTAGTCCTACTGGTCAGTCTATTTTTGACGACAAAGATATATTTGAACTTCTTTAT